GCGCATACGCCGCCTACGCGAAGACCGTAAAAGAGACCGGGGATGAAACCCTGATCTCCGCCGTTGAGGCGGAAGGCGCAGCGCTTGGATTGACTGAGCAACTCGAGGAAGCCGGAAAGACTGGAGCCACGGCAGGCGACGAAATCAAGGGCGGGCTGGACAAAGCAAAGAAGGCGTCCGAGGACCTGGCCGCAGAGCAAGAAAATGCCGCAGCCGCCGCCGCAAAAGCGAAAGAAGCCTACCGCGAAGCCTTGGGTAATTGGTTCGCAAAAATTCTAACGTCAGCAAGAACGGCCGTGTCTGACCTTTCAGTCGCCACCCGTAACTTGTTTGAGCGGAATTACATGGGGAAGGCGGCGCAGCAAATATCCTCATCAGCGGAAACCACTACAGAAGCGATTCAAAGGATAAATGCGGAACTTGGCGAAATGCCAATGAAGCTGACAAAGGCCCAAGGTTTCCTGACCAGATGGGCCCTGGGAGTAAAGCAGGATTCTTTGATGGCCCAGAGAGCCTACTATGAGCAGAAGGTGGGCTTTGACAACCTAATGGATCGAGTGCAGGCGGGATCGATCACGCTGGAGCAACTGAGCAGGGAAAGCGCCAGGGCTAACGGCAAGTTCAACCTGATGAGCAAACAGGACTTAAGTGGGCTGCAGGAAGCGATCGAAGGCGCGCGCAACCGGATGCTAAGCCTGAACGCCACCGCCGAATCTACCCTGAACTCACTGCAGCAACGGCTGGCAGAGATCCAGGGCGACACCGAGGAAGCCCAGCGCCTGCAATACGAAGCCGAGCGCAAGCGCCTGCAGGTAGAGCTGGAAAGTGCCCAGCAAGCCGGAGCCGACAACGCGGCCGCCGATTACCAGAGAGCCCTGGATCAGCTATCGAAGATCAACACCATCGAACAGAAGAATCGCCGCGAAGCCGAGAACCAGCGCGAGCGCGAGGCAGCCGACCGGCAGGCCAGGCAAGAACAGGCTGAGCGAGAGCGCCAGGCAGCCGAGGCAACGCAGCGCCGGGACGCGAGCACAACCACGAACCGGCAAGACAGCCAGGGCAGCAGACAGACCATCGTCCTGCAGACGCCCCAGGGCGGAACCACCGAAGTACAAACGAATGACCCGGATGGATTCCTGAGCGCGCTGGAACAAGCCGGGCTAAGGAGCGCCAACTAATGCAGATTACCCTGACCGACGGGACGGGCACCGTAGAACTGCCAGCCGGACTTCAATGGCGTGACGAGTTCGGATGGACCCCCGTCGAGCACAGCACCGAGTACAGCCTTGCAGGCAACCTGGTGATCCAGGAAGGCACCCGGCAGGACGGCAGGCCCATCACCCTGTTCGGCGGAACCGAGGGCGCCTGGTGCGACCGTGCGACCTTGCGCGCGCTTTATGCCATGGCCAGCGTCCAGGATCAGACCCTGACCCTGACCCTTTGGGGAATTGCCTACACCTGCATGTTCAGACGCCCCGCCATCGAGGCCGCCGAGATCATGCGCCTGGCTGACCCCCAGGCCGACCAGCAATACGCCATCACCGTGAACTTAATGGAAGTGACACCATGACCATAACCAGCAACCAGATCGTTCTTTCAGAATCCCAAGTCATGGCCGACACCGATGACGGCGGCGGCCGCATGAGCGGCAACATTGTCGAGAGCGGATTAATCAACAACACCTTCCCCGACATCAGCCGAGTCGATCGGGTATACGGCCGCGTGAATCTGCGAAAAATGTTTATCTACGTCAACGCCGCAAACCAGGACACCCTGCTGGGCGCGCACACGATACTCAGCCAGCGGCCGGCGGACCCGAACGTCCACGCCCTGCTCTTCAGCACCGGCAGCCATACCGACCGGCGCGTGGATGCCCAGGACAGAATCGAGAGCTACGTGGTCGCCGGCAGCACCGCCCCTTTCTGGCTTTGGGGCGGGCAACTGGAAGGCCAGAGGGCGATCCAATGCCTGGCCCAGACAGTCAACACGCAAGACCCCGAGCCCGGCCAGATATTTGTGCTCAGGGATTTGACGAACGCCACCGAGCAATACGTGCGCGTTGTTGCCGTCCAGATTGCGGAGCGGACATTCACCATCGAAAGGTTCGGCAGCTTCCAGACGTTCCGCCTAAAGACCTACGTGATAGAGCTTTCCCAGCCGCTTCGCTACTCTTTTTCGGGCAGCGAGCCGAGCCCCACCGGAAACCGAAATAGCGGAAACCGAATACTGAAAACTCAGATCGCAGACGCCGCCAAGTACATGGGCGCATCGCCCCTGGCCGCACCGGCTGCCGTTGGCGACCGCAGTATCAGAGTCGCAGACGCCTACTCTGCACTGGTACCCAGCGCGCAAACCGAGAATGCCATCACCGACCAGCAAGCCGGAGCGGAGGCCGCCATCATCCGGCCAGCCAGTGAGAGCACGGTTACCGTTAATGCCGACAACGTGACCACCAACGCCGACGGCGCGGGCATTTACTACACCGGGCGGGCCATTGTTCCGGGCACCCTGGTAATAACCGGGCAGAATGGCGATTACGTCGATCACGGCGGCAAGCTGGAATACACCGGAGGCAGCAATCGCCTGAACGAAGAACTGAGCGCAGTGGACTACCAAAACGGCATCATCACGGCGTTTTATTCGGGAGGAAGCACCAGCTACAACACCGAGCTGACCTTTCAGCCCGGCGCCGTAGTGAATCAGCAGAGCAAGCAGGACTTCCTCGAAGTCAATCAGCAGACCCGCAGCCTGACATGGGTATACCAAACAGAGCCGGCAGCTTCAGAGCGCACCGTAACCGTCGAGTATCGAGCCCAGGGGAACTGGTACCTGCTGGCAGATAACGGGGCGGGAGAGCTTACCGGCGACGGCACCGGGGCAATAGCGTACACCACCGGCACAATGAACTTCACTTTGGCCGCACTGCCTGACGCGGGCACCGAAATCATCATCGCCTGGGGCGAAAAGCAAGGCACCGTAATACAGGGAGGTGCCAGCATTGCAGACACCCCAACCATCAGATTCGAGATTGGCGAAGTATTCGTCGAGGGAGCCTAAGAAATGGGAATGGTCGCACCGAGCTATAACTATTCGAGCGTACAAAACGTAAAGCGGAACCTTTCACCCGGCAGCGTAGTCGTTACCTGGAACACCGGAGGAACGCAGTACACCCTGACCGATGACGGCCAAGGCAATCTGGCGGGCGATGGAGGCGGTACCGTCAGCTACGCTAATGGCCTGCTTTTCCTGAACCCGAACCCGGCGCCGAACCCGAGCGACGGCGACTACTCAATCGACTACGAGGAATGGAGCGGGACCAGCAAAGCGAACGCAACCTTCACGCTTAATGATCAAGCCGGAGTGCAGACAAACTACGCCCCCGGCGTTGCCATGCGCGAGGGCTCCGTCGATATTCGCCTGACTATTCAGAGTGTGTCAATTCAGTGGCAATACCTCGCCGTCAAAGGAAAGGCTGACAAGTTCACCTATAGGACACAGGAGGTCACCCTGACCGATGACGGCCAAGGCAACCTCATAAGGAATAAGGGCGGGACGGCAGTCGGTACCGTGAACTACGCTACCGGAGAACTAAACCTCGACCCTCGGGAATCTGTCAGCCATGGTTTCCGTGACGAGGACGTCATATTCTCAGGCAGGTATTACTGGAAATCCGAAAGCGCATCGACAGTTGAAACCTACGCCAACACCACCGCCACAATCGGATGGACCGACCCGGCAGATCCGGTAACGGTTCTCAGTACCACCCGGCCTATCCCGGGCGTGACCATTGATCTGGTGCCAGACGCCAACCGCGCCATTATCCGAAACAGCGTGATATTCAGCATTGGCGGAACAGAGTACCGAGATCAGGACGGGGCAATCCTTAAGGACTGGTCGCCAGTGACCGACAGCGGAACCGTCGTCGGCGCGATAGATTACGCCACCGGCCTTGTGACGCTGGAAGACTACCCGGCAAACCTGCCCACCAACACCCCTGTGACATTGATCGCTTGCCTGACAACGCTGGGCCAAGCGCCCGCAACCCAGACAGTATTCAGAACCGCTGGCGCACCTTTGAGAGAAGGCAGCCTGATCGTCAACGCCACCGACATCGACGGCAGTGAGATAAGCCTGAATGCCCAGACCGACGGCAGCATTACCGGCGGTAATATTCGCGGCGGATTCGTAGACACCCAGACCGGGCTGGTTGTTATTCATTGGTCAACCGATAGCCCATTCGGCAGCGGAAACCGAGACATTCCAATCATGCCTGCCAGTGTGCGATACAGCGCCGTGAGCTTCAGCTTTCTGCCGCTGGATGCAGACCTGGTAGGGCTGGACGCCACCCGCCTGCCCAGCGACGGACGAGTACCGCAGTTCAACCGGGGCGACGTTATTGTTGTGAGCAACACCCAACAGCAGGAAGTAGTCACCGCCACCGCCGGCCAGGAAATCACCTTCACCCGGCAGAACCAGGCCGAGGTCTACATCGAGGGCGACAAC